AAAAGTGATAAGTTTTAGAATGAAAATCGACAAGAGGTTATAAAGCCTCTGCCGATTTTCTTTTTTTATAGGAAACAGCAGAAAAGAAGAGCGTGCAGAGCGTAAAAACTCTGACACGCTTATTTTTTTACCATAAAAGCAAATGAGGACGGAAAGGAGCATAGAACATGGCGAAACGAAAGTACAAGCGTCTACATTACGAGGACAGGCAGACCATAGAGGCTATGAGTAAGCAGGGCAGCAGTGTAAGTGATATTGCAGAGGCACTGGGAACGCATAGGGACACAATTTATAGGGAGTTCAAACGCTGCAACGCCACACTGAAAACCTACACGGCGGCAGCAGGGCAGCAGGCGTTATAAACAAGAATAACAAAAGAGAGGTAAGACACATGAAAAAAGTAGATTTTAATAAATTGCAGGCAGGCGACTTAGTAGAAGTGCCACGCACACAGTTTGCACCTGTGCGTAGAGGCTGGAATGGCTGGTTATTCAGTGAGGCAGTAGTAATAAGAAAGGGCGTAGGAAGAAAAAGCAAAAAGAATGTAGTCGTAGTGGAAATGAGAACACCAGCAGGAAAGAACAGCTACGGGACTATAGAGGCTACATTTTACGCAGAGAATGTTTTTACTACGCCAGCAGCAAAGAACGCAAGAAACATTTTGAAGAAATACGGAATAGAGGACGCAGAGAGCTTTTACAAATTCATTGAGCGGGACGACGTAACGGGCTGCGATTGGATAAGGTTTTTAATAGAAAAAGGCTTTTTATTTAATGAGTAGGCGGCAGCAGCCGCCACGAGTGCCGTTAGTTCAGCGGTTAGAGCAGCCGCCTCATAAGCGGCAAGTCGTGGGTTCAAATCCCACACGGCACATTGTGTAGCAGGCATGGCGAGCCTGCGGCAGAGGGCAGCAGGCTAATAGCTGCAATCTGTATACCGTGGAAAAATAGCGGCGGTCATACCAGCCAGAAAGTATGTGGACAGTCAACAGGTTTTCAGTTGCTTTTTAATGCGAAAAGCAGCCCGCACGGTAAAACCAAACGCCAGAACAGGAGAGCGGCACACATGGAAAGACAGAGAGCGCCGCCGAAAGGAAGAGAGGCAGAGAATGGCAGCAGAGGCATTGATAGTAGAGGACGCATACCAGAAAGGCTACGCAGATGCAATGGCAGATATGCGAAAGAAAAAAGAGCAGAGGCGACAGCGGGAGCAGGAAAAGAAAGCCCGCCGCTGGTATTTCATTAAGCAGAAAGCCTATGGGCTTGCAATGCTGGTAGTTACCGTGCTGGCAGTATGGGCGACAGAGGGCGACATAACAATAGCGGTTATTACCGTACCGCTGGGGCTTATGTGTCTTTTCAGTAAAAAAATGCTGATAGTAGATAACTACTATTTTGCTACGGAAGAGAGGCGGCAGTAAATGCTTGAATTAGTACCAATTACGTTAAAAGAGGCTAATGCTTTTGTTGAGAGATACCATAGACACCATAAGCCAGTAGTGGGGCATAAATTCAGCATTGCGGCAAGCGACGGAGAGAAAATAGTAGGCGTGGCTATTGTGGGTAGACCAGTAAGCAGATATTTGGATAACGGGCTAACGCTGGAAGTAAATAGACTTTGCACAGACGGTACAAGAAATGCGTGCAGTTTTTTGTATTCGGCAGCATGGAGAGCGGCAAGAAATTTAGGATACAAAAAACTGATTACTTATATTTTAGTATCCGAAACAGGCAGCAGTCTTAAAGCGGCTGGCTGGAAATGTGTAGGAGAGTGCGGCGGGAAACGCTGGAACGGGCGCAGCGCACCAAAGGTAGATTTGTACCCGGCACAAATGAAATTACGTTTTGAGGTAGAAAAAGGGGGCGAGTAATTGGGAAAAGCAAGCTATAAAATCAGAGAAACAAAAAATATGCGGCATTTTACATACTCTGGAAATCTGAAAGATGCAATAGAAAAAGCAAAAAGGGATTTACAGAAAGAGAAAGAAAATAAGGAAATTGCGCAATGGTATTGGCTGTATGAAAAAGCCAAAAAAGCTATTAACACACATAACAAGAAAATTGCCAACATTGAGGCGTTTATACGGTGCGCAGAGGAAGAGCAGGAAAAGCAGAAAGGTAAAAAGGATAATGAAACGACAGACAGTTAAGAAACTGGTACAGTGCGTAGCCATTATAGCAGCAGGCGTGCTGGCAATTATCTTGTTTATGCTGGCTATCTGGTGTAGAGGAAAGAACAGCGAGCCAGTAACAGACGAACAGGTAGCAGCGCAGATGCAGCAGGCAGAGCCGCTGGTTATTGAAACACCAGAGGCAGCCGCAGAGGGCAGCATAAGAGTATACGACTATGACGGCTGCTGTATTTATGCCTACTACGGCAAAATTCGGATAAACAACGACGGTAAGGACGGCAAGGACATTGACGTAGAGGCAATAGGATACTTAGAGGGCTACCAAGAACATAAAGAGGAAAGCGGGGCGAGAGAATGAGCCACAGATATTACAGCCCTTTACGCCCGTTATCACTGGGAACATTTCCAAAGCCGCAGGGAAACGAGATTTTACATATAGAAAATTTTGAGGAACGGCAGAACGTACCAGAGATAGCACGGCAGGCGTGGGGATACATTGAGTATAAAGAGGCGCTTACAGAAATAGAGGCGGCAGCTTATGAGCTGATACCGTCAAACTGCATTTCTGAAATGGAAAACATAGAGGCAAGGAGATAAAGGCAATGAGCGAGGTATATATACGCAGCCAGAATAAAGAAAAGCTGTATAGGCTGGGCGGTAATTACGCCTGCGTAGAGTATGGAGAGTACGAGGACATAAAGAAAAAGAGAGGCGGCGCAGAGGCAGACAAAAAGCGCCACGTAATTTGCATAAGTGACGGGTGTTTAGAGGAAATCGGAGAGTATGCCACAAAAGAGCGTTGCTTAGAGGTGCTGGACGAGATACAGAAAGCGTGCGTAAGCTATCTGTTTACGGCTGGCGGTGCAACTGTAATAAGGGGCGGCATGGACGTACAGCCGTTTGCAGCAGTAATACCGAGGCTGTACGAAATGCCAGAGAAGTAGGAGAGGCAGACAGTGACAGTAAAGGAATTTATAGGCACGCTGGAGAGTTCAGACCGCCTGCGCATTATCGAGGGCAAAGCAGAGGTTTACGTAGGGTATCTGGCAGCGTTCAAACCGTTTGCAGACCATGAGATAAGCGAGGAATACCGAAAATACAGCGGGCATGAGGTAAAGAAGTTTAGAGCAGTGCCGGAGATAACGCACAGACGCTGGAAAGAGCTGGGGCTTATGAAACCATTAGAGCCAGACCAGACAGCACAGTATAAGTTTAGTGATTTGCAGATGTCGCTTTACTACACCATTTACATACAAGAAAGGAAAGGGCAGGAAGTATGACAAAGAAAAAGCCGGATTTTTTACGGGATTTAGATACTGCAATCATGGACGAGCTTACAGGTGGCGGTATCAAGGGAAATGCAGCGGGACTGGTAGGAACGCTTACACAGATTAAGGAAATTAAGCAGCTATGCGGGCTGCCGTTTTGCGGTTATATGGCAAAGTTGGAAACGGTAAGACCAAGCGGCGTGCCGGACGAGGTAACGGTAGTATTTGCAGAGGACGTACCATACAGGGCTTGCAACGGCATAGAATTTGACGTTATGCAGGAATTTGTAGAGGGCAGCAGGCTTTTACTGACAGGTAAGGTGCAGACGCTTAAGGACTTCCAGAGCGGTAGACTGCTGGTATATATTCTGGCAGATTTTGTGGCGGTATCGGAAAAGGCAGTAGAGCAGGACGAGGCAGCAGTAAGAGGCGTTATAGCGAATAAGCCAACATACAGAGAAACACCGAGAGGCAAGCGCATTACTGATATTACGGTAAAGGTAAGAAATGAGCTTACAGGCGGCAACTGCTTTTTACCGTGCATCTGCTGGCAGGAACAGGCAGACGAGGCGGCGCAGTGGCAGCAGGGCGACACTGTAGAGCTGCTGGGACGGTATCAGAGCCGCCAGTATGAAAAGGTGCTTGATGCAGCCACAGGAGAAAGAGAACAGCGCACAGCTTATGAGGTATCGGTACGGCTGATTAGAAGAAAGAAAGAGGCAGAAAATGAGTGTTGAACATATCGGCAAGGGCTATGTAAAAATCTGCGTGAGTGAGGAAGAGTTAGAGAACAGCATAGCTGGGCTTAGCCAGTTAAAACCTATTTTGCAAACGCAAGCAATAAAAGGGAACGGAAGAAACACAAAGCAGGGGCTTATTGACGCAGCAGAGCTGGGAAAACATTTTGATACAGCGATAGATGCAATGACTATGCTTTTGGCTGGGTTTAAGGAAGAAAGCGAGGCACAGAATGAAGAGTAAAACAATTTTAGGAGCAGACGGCGCAACAAAAATGCGGCAGATTACAGTAGGGATACACGGAAAAGGCGGCGAGGTAGGCATAAAGGCAATACAGCAGCTTGCAGGCATGATGGACAGCTTAAAGCAGTGCCAGACACCACAGGAAGTATACGACAGATATTTACAGATTACGGGGTACTGTAAATGCTGCGTTGATTGTAATTTTATAGACGCAAAGGGAGCAGACGAGCTGATGTGCTTAGCAGCATATCTGGCAGGAAATGAACAGGCACGGGCAGAGGCACAACAGAAAGCGGGTAAAAAGGCATGAGAAAGGTTTATATATGCAGCCCATACAGGGCGAAAGACGGCGCAGAGCTGGACAGAAACATAGATTATGCGCAGCAGCTGACACGGCAGGCGTTAGAGGCTGGATTAGCACCCATTACGCCACATTTATATATGACGCAGTGCATGGACGATAAAAAGCCGGAAGAGCGGGCAAGGGGCATGGCTGCGGGGCTTGCGCTGCTGAAAGGCTGCGATTTTGTTATTGCTGGTGTGAAATACGGCATAACAGAGGGAATGGACAGAGAAATACATACAGCAAATATGCTGGGAATTGCGGTTATAGATGCAAACCAGATTAAACGGCATCTGGAATATGAGGAAAAGCGACAGGAGCGGGTGGCGAGCGACTACGCAAAGCTGCATAAGTGCAAGCATTGTTACGAGCGTAGATTATGTAGCCTTATGGGGCATGAGAACTGCTGTACCGCCAGCGCTTGCACAGCTGCATATAAACGGGCTTATGAGTATGCCTTAAGCCGCATAAGAGAGTGGCAGGAAACATGAAAAATAAAAGCGCCTACGGTGGGGAAACACCATAGGCGCTAAGCTATACAGCTTTGAAATACTATAAAAATTATAAGCTATGTATGGCGCAAAGTCAAGAAATTTAACGGGCAAGCAGCCCGTTTTAACACTTGATAAAAGTATTAACGAACCGACAGAGAGGTAGATATATGCCATACGTAGAGAGGGTAACAAAAGCAGGAAATACGATAGAGATAGAGAGGTACTTTACCAGCAGATACAAAAAGAAAGGTATCAGCAGAGGGGATAAGGTAAAGCCAACAAAAGAAGAGCAGGAGAAAGTAAACACCAGACAGGCAGAGAGAAAGTTAAGGATACTCATAAATGCAAACTATGGCTATGGGGACTACCATTTAGTGCTTGACTATATCCGCAGGAAAGGAGAGCCGGACAGAACGCCGGAGCAGATGCGGCAGGACATAGACGTATTTTTGAGGGAGTGCAGAAAGGAGTACAGAAAAGCAGGGTTAGAGTTCAAATACATACACGTTATGGAGATAGGCAAGAAAGGTGCGAGGCATCACCACCTTGTAGTAAATAAAATTGATACAGAGATTTTACAACGCTGCTGGTATAAGGCATACGAGGGGCATAACAGGGTTAAGGTATTCCCACTGGACGATAGCGGCAACTATGCAGAACTGGCAAGCTATTTAATCAAATACACAGGAACGCACAAAAAGGGTACTGACGGAGCATTACAGGGCAAGCGCTGGAATTGCAGCAAGAATTTAGTAAGACCAGAACCAGAGTACCACATAATTTCAGACCGTGAGTATTTCAAGAAAGAGCCAAAAGCAATAAAGGGCTATTACGTGGACAAGAACAGCGTAAGCATGGGGGTACACAGCCCAGAGTATTACGGCTATGGGTATTTAAGATACACCTTAGTAAAAATAACAGATAGGGGGGGCTGAAATGCAGATAATCAAGGGCATTGCCATTGCAGCAGTGTTGATAATAGCCGGACTGCTGGAGCTGATTGTGGCAGCATATCTGGCGTTTAGTATTGCGGCGGCTATTTTTGAACAGCAGGAGAGCTGAAAAAAACAACGGCAGCAGAAAGGACAGAAAACATGATAGAAAAAATTAAATACTGGTTATTCCAGAAAGGCAAGGACTGTAAGCGCTGCTGCCTACGGTGCAGATACTACGATATATGCCGCTGGGACGTACTGGGAAATGCAGGACTACAAAGCGAGGAAACAATAACGCTTTTGGCGATAGAGAACAGCAAGCCGCATAAGGACGGGCTACTTTTTAGAATTTGCCAGTATGTAGAATTTAAGCAGAGAGCGAGGCGAGAAAATGAGAAACTTTAGACTGGACGACGAAAGCGGGCATCAAGAGGCATTATTTAGCTGGGCTGCATACAGAACAGAGATTATGCCGGAACTGCAATATATGTATCATGTGCCAAACGGCGGCAAACGTGATAAAGAAACAGCAGCGGTGCTTAAGAGGCAGGGCGTAAAGGCTGGCGTGCCAGACATTATGCTACCAGCTGCAAGGGCTGGGTATCATGGGCTTTACATAGAGCTTAAGGCAGGCGAGAACACGACGACCAAGAAACAGAAAGAGTGGTTAGAGTATCTGCGGCAGCAGGGCTATTATACCGCCGTCTGCTACGGCTGGCAGCCAGCAGCGCAGCTGATAGAGCAGTATTTATTACATTCAGACGAGCTTACAAAAGAACAGGAAACAGTAACCATGCGTTAGGGGCGACGCAGGAAAGAGAGGCAAAGAATGAAAACAATAAGCATTTTGAACTTAAAGGGCGGCGTAGCCAAGACCTTTACAGCGGCAAACATGGCGTATGAGCTTTACAGGCGAGGTTATAAGGTACTGCTGATTGACAACGATAAGCAGGGAAACTTAAGCAAGGCGTACAGCAGATATGATGCAGAGAACGTAGCACCAGTTACAAGGCTACTGGCTGGGGACTGGGAAAACGCAGACGAGCTGATACAGCATACAGAGTATGAGGGTATCGACATTGTAACGGCGAATATGTCATTATTTGGGGCTACATGGAATTTAACCAAAGAGGACAGCGAAAACCAGATAGAGAGATATAAAGCGCTGGTATATGCAAAGATGCAGTATTACGGAGATTGCACCATATGCGGCAAGTATGATTACTGCATCATTGATAACCCGCCGGATATTGGGCTTAATGTTGTAAATGCGCTGGCAATCACGGACGAGGTAATAGTACCCGTAAAAGTGGACGAGGACGCTTTAGAGGGGCTGGATATTGTAACAGAGCAGATAGAGGACGCAAAGGCATTTAACCCAGCATTAAAGCTGGCAGGCGTTTTGATTACGTCATACCAGAACACAGACGGAGAGGCAGCAGGCGTAGAATGGCTGGAACAAAAGACAGATTTTAATATTTTGGGTATTATTCGGTATTCCAAGAAAGTAGCAGAAAATACTTTCATGCGTAAGCCGATTTACGAGTATAGCCCATGCTGCGGAGCGGCGCAGGGATACAAGAAATTTGTAACAGCGTACACAGGGAAAGAGAGGTAGCAAGCATGGCACATAAAGAGAAAATATGCGCCTACTGGCATTGCAGCAGAAACGGCGGTACTACGTGCTGGAACTGGGGCAACAAATTTGCAGGGCGAAAATGCCCACAAAATGACGCTTGCGAACATTGGAGAACGTGCGAAATGTGCAACGGAGTAATGGGACAGTGCAAGAAAAAACAAAGGATTGAGAAAGCGAGGTAGAGAATATGGCAAAGTTTGGCATTAACGACATTCTGAACGCAAAGACGAAAGCAGCAGGGCAGCAGGCACAGACGGACGGATACAAAGAGATTTATTTAAGCCCTTATGAGGTAAAGGCAGCGCAGGAGAATACACACCAGAAATTAGAGAACATAGAAGAGCTGGCAGACAGCTTTTTACACGTAGGACAGGAACAGCCTACAGTATTGGCGAGAGTAAACGGGGAATACCGTATAATCGACGGACACAGACGTAATGCGGCAAATATTTTGAACTTAGAGCGGGGGCATAAAGAGTATGAGAAAGTGCTTTACCGCTTTATGGACATGAGCGAGGCAATGTATGAGCTGCGCTTATTGGCTGGCAACGGATATACGCAGGAACTTACAGCCTATGAAAAAACCAGATTAGTAGAGCGTACCAAAGCGGCGCTTATCAGAGCCAAGGAAGAGGACGGCTTAGAGATACAGGGCAAAATGCGTGATTTAGTGGCGGCTATGATAAATGAGAGCAGCACAAACGTAGCCAGAATGGACGCAATCAACAACAACGCCACGCCGGAGATTAAAGAGCAGCTGAAAGAGGGCAATTTAGGTATCACTGCTGCATACGAGGCAGCCAAGCTGGACGAGGACGAGCAGAAAGAAATAGCGGAAAAAGCAGCAGCGGGCGAAAATGTGAGGGCAAAGGAAATAGCGGAAAAGGTAGCAGAGAAAAAGGCGGGGGACGATTACGAAACACCGCACCCAGAAAGCATAACATCTTTGTGCTATTCCTGCCAGAAATACAAGGACTGCAACGTAAAAACGGGAACGTGCCAGAAATGCGACCAGTACATAAATAAGGCAGAGGCTGAAAAGACAGACGAACAGCGATACAGCGAAGAGCAGGACGCTATAGACCGCCAGACAAAGAAAAAATTGCAGGAGCGGGCAGACACAGAAAAAATGGAGCATCTGCCAAGCGAGGGGAATATAGAGCATAAGCAGCATGAATTAAAGATAGTGGCATCTGATTACAAGGACGTAATAAGCGGGAAAAAGAGCTTTGAGCTGCGGAAGAATGACAGAGGCTATAAACAGGGTGACAGCCTTAAAATGCTGGAATTTAAGGACGGTAAGCACACAGGGCGCACGATTGATGCAGATATTATTTATATGCTGGAAGATTATACAGGGCTTACAGAGGGCTACTGTATTCTGGGTATCAGAGTAACAGACTATACAGGTAAGGTGTCCGAAACGGACACGGAAAGCGGGGCAGAACATGAATAGACGGCAGCGGAAAAAGAAGAAAGCACAGGTATTTACAATTATTCTGGGTTGTACGGCGTTTTGCAAGGCAGAGCAATACGAGAAGATGCGGAAAAGCGTAGAATATCAGTTACGAACAGGCAGCGTGGTTATGCTGCCTGCATACTTGCACGTAGAGGCAATCATAAAGCAGCGAGGCGGCAGAAATATTGAGATTAAGCAGGAAAACGGGGTAGTAAATGTTTGAGTATATGGACGGCATAGTAGATGCAGTGGAAGAAATTGGACAGGCAGCAGTAGACGTAGCAGTATTTGTGACGATATGCACAGCAAAAGCGGTGTTGATAATAACAGCGCCAGTATGGATATTGCCGTATGAGATATGGAGAAAGGGGCGTAAGCAGTGAAATACAGACAGTGGAAAAAGAACTATAAG